AACCTATTTGGCCTGAAAGGTATGCAATGACTGACGAGGAGGCAGCAGAAAGAAATGCAGAGATAGCTAATCCAAAGAAGCGGATTAAATCACTCGAATCTATGTGCAGAACAATGAACGCGGATGGTACAAAGACTTTTGAGCAAGAAATATTGAATGAGCCACAGGTTGAAGGGGAGAGATTCTTTGATATTGAGAAGATTGACACACGATTAAACCATTTGAAGTCTATTGAGTGGCAAAGTCTTGATCCGAAGAAGCCAAATTACCGAAAACGTGAAGGTGATTGGATTACTTGGGGGGAATACAAAAAGAGTGTTGTTCATTATGTTGTAGGTGCGGACGTATCTGAGGGGTATGGTAATGATTCGGCTGTGATTGAGATATTTGATGTGGCGACTGGTAAACAAATTAAAGAATTTGAGAGCAACCTTTGCCCCCCTTCTGCATTAGCTAAATTGATGGTAAAGGAGGGGAAGCTTGCCAATGATGCTTTGCTGTGTCCTGAGCGTAATGCGATTGGTGTAGCTGTAGTAGATGCTTTGAAAAATGAGAATTACAGAAATATCTATAGGGAGGTAACAAAAGACAAGACAAGTGACCGTCCTCTGCACAAATTTGGTTGGCATACCAACTCAAAAACCAAGCCTCTTATGCTTTTTGAGTTTAAAAGAGACTTCGAAGCTGGTTTAATAGAGATAATGAGCGTTCCACTTCTGAAAGAAATGAGAGCGTTTACTAATGGCGAAGTTTCACGGGTAGGCTTTGATGAAGATATTTCAAATCACTTTGATCGTTTGATGGCAGCAGCGATTACTTGGCAGATGAGGAAAGTTAACCAGATCAAAGGATTTGTAGGGTCAATTTGACCATTGACTAAAAAAGATAGTAAAATTTAATTATAAAAAATAGATTATGAGCTTAAATATCATCAATCCAGTTGAGGCTAATCGCTTGCAAGAGCTTGTTACGATTAGGGAAATGTTGTCTAATGACTACCTCACTGACCCCAAGAACACTCAGACTAAATTTATATTTGCTAAGTTCTTTAGGTCTTCATCTTTCTTGCAGCAGCAAGAGAGGCTTGCATTGTTGAACCTTTCATATTCTATTCCGGCTCTAGTATCAGAAAAGTTTGCTGACTATGTTGGTGAGCCTATTAGCCCACTAGAGCAAGTTGAGATACATCAATTTGTTCATTCTTTTATTTGGGGTGGTTACTCTGTGATGATTGCTCGCCTTGAAGATAGCGAGCTTGTAGTGGATTACCAAAGTCCGGATGGCTACGTTAAGAATGATGATGGTAGTGAAGTTATATACACTTACATAACAGATTACAATGCTGCAAGTCAGTTGATCAGTCGTTATGTTCTTAGGCAGACTTACACACCGGGACAGATTGAAAATGAATTGTTCAAGGTAACAACCACCATGTCTACTACTGTTCCTACTGTTGGACAGTCAACGACTAATTTTATTCTTCAGAATATCAATAATAATTCAGTTCAAGTTTCTCTTGAGTCTATTGAAGCAACAAATGAATTGCTACCAGTAGAGCCTACAGGTCTTGATAGGAATCCTATCGTAGTAGTCAATGACACATTTGGTAATAATGTCAAATACGGAGATTCTACAATCAACAAGGTTCGCTCTTTGATTTCTTCTATTGAAGTTCAAATGGTGAATATCCAAGATCAGATGTTGAAGCACCTTGAGGCTAAGATGGCTGTACCAAACAGCGCGTTCAATCCTGATAAGAAGGGTCTTGTTAATCTTTCTAACATGCAGGTCATTGGAATGGCTCCAGGCGATCCTGATGCTAAGTATCTGGTAAACACCAATGCGTTGATGGCTCATGCCTTTACCAATATTGATAAATTGATCAGACAAATAGCTGCTGTTACATCTATACCTGTTGAATTCTTGGGTCTTGATTCTACTGGTGGTGTTGAGAGTGGTACTGCTAAGTCAATCCGCATATCTCCTTTCCTAAAGAAGATTGAACTTATCAGAAAAAAGTTTAAGGGAGGGATTAAAGAGTTACTTGAGATAGCTGAGCAATGGGGGGCATATAATGTAGAGAGCGAAGAAGGGGTGCAAATTATGTTTGGCGAAGTCTTTCCTACTAACAAAAAAGCTGAAGCTGATGAGTTGGCAGTGGCTCGTGATGCTAAGCTTATCAGCCATAAAAAGGCAATCATGCGTTACAATGATCTGAGCGCTGAGGAGGCGGAGGAGGAGCTAGATAGAATTAAAGAAGAATCTGCTGCGTTGCCTCTTGAGGGTGGTACTAATGCGAACACCCCAGAAGCAAGCACTGATGATTCAATAACCGCAAATTAAAATGAGTTGGTATAAAAGCAGCTTAGGTGACTTTGCTAAAATAGCTAGGCAAGAACTAGAGATATTTAAGAAACAGCAACCAGTAAGATACTATCCTGTCTTCTTGCTTTACGCCTTTAGTCTTATTGGGTTATTGAAGATTGCTAAAACAATTGGAATTTACTAGAAAAGTTGACACATTAAGAAAAAGTATACTATGTTTATTATAGCTATACTTTTTTTTCGGCTTTAGAATGGCCGTAAAAGGAAAATTTATTTTCTAATTCTATTCGTATGCCAGACGATAACGGTACAACTCCACCTAATGACGGTCAAGGTGGTAAAACAAATGACGGTCAAGCACCTGCCGGGAATAACGGCAATCCAGCACCAGAGAATAATCCTGCCACGCCTTCGGGTGACGGTAAGACAGTTCCTCTAGCTGCATTGCAAGAATCACGACAGGAGACAAAAGATTTAAAGGCTCGCCTAGATACAATGGAAGCCGATGCTAAAGCGAAAGCTGATGCTGAAGCAGCCAAGAAAGGCGAATTTGAAACTCTTTACAATACCACCAAGACAGACTTGGAAGCAGCCAACACGAAAGTGACTGACCTGCAAGCTCAAGTAGATGGATTCAATGAATCTGTTGAAAATGGCGTAAAATCTGCCCTTGAAGGTATAAAGGATGAAAAAGATCGAACTCTGATCTCTGGACTCCTTGACGGTAAGACTGCTCTTGAAAAGCAAACGCTCTTGCCGGGACTAATTGAAAAGTTTGGACAGCCAAAGAACGTTAATCCTAACGTGAAGGGTGATCCTAAGTCAGGAGATAAGCCAACACGCGCTGATCTTGAGACAAAACTTGCCGAAGCTAAGAAGAACAAAGACTCAAGATCAGTCTTTAGAATCGAGGCTCAAATGGCTCAATTAAAAGTCTAAACTTATTTATTTAAGATTAATTTACATTAATTATGCCAAATAACTCTACTTCACCGGAGTTTTCTACCATTAATGTTCCAGACGTATTTGAAACTTTCCAGACTATTCTAGCGAAGCAACCAATCTTCTCTAGTATTGTCCCTGTTTCTGCTCGCCGTGCTACAAACCATAAGCACGAATGGCTAGAACACAAGAAAGTTCAAATTAGCTGGATGGTTGATGGTGTGTCAGCTATCGGTTCGACTGCTCTTACGCTTGATAGTACAACTGGTGTTAAAGCCGGAGATGTTCTTGAATTCGAGAAGCCAACAGGAGCTTCAACTAGCGTTAAAGCCAAAGTCGATTCAGTAGATAATGCTACTGACCTAACTATCACACGTCTATTCACTACTGACGAAGATATCCTAGACAACTCTGTTGTTTACCTTGTATCTCGTGCTAAGGGTGAAAAGTCAGGTGAGGATCTGGATGACAACGCGATTCCAGTTCGCAAGTTCAACTACACTCAAATTTTCCGTCGTGACTTCTGTCTTTCACGTACTCTTCTACAAACTGAAGTTTACGGGCTAGCTACTGAAGCTGCGCAAACTGACAAGACTATGAGTCTTGTGGAATTTGAAGTTGAAAACCAACTACAAGATATCGCTTTTGAACTAAACAGATCTATGATCTCTGGTGTTCAAGAAGAACGTGTAGATGGTGGTGCAAACGGTGCAATGGGTGGTATTTTAGAATACATGGAAGCTGATCCAGCTTCTGTTCTAGATGCTGCTGCTGCTCCTGTTTCACTCTCTATTCTTAACGCTGCTATTGAGCAAGCTGTTCAGAATGGTGCAAACGGGCCAAGTCTAACCGTTATGCTTTGTAACTCAAACCAAGGTAGTAAAATTTCTCAACTTAACGTTGCTGGAAATAATCCTGTTGTTCAACAGGCTTCTACTCAACTTGGTTCTTTTGTACAAGTATTCAAATCTGACCTAGCCGGTACTAACGGAGGTGCGCTTACTATGATTGTAGTAGACCGCAATTTCCCTAAAGACAAGATCGCTATTTTCAATCCTGAAAATAACGCTCTAGTAGCTATGGAAAACTTCGGTGT